CGCGGTATTGGGTGGTCAGCTATTGATTTTTTAGAGCTATTGCCCAGTTTTGACGCAATTTTCCTCCAATTCGTTAGCGAGATGCGCGACCGTGTCAACCCGTGTGCAATTTTGACCAATAAGTCAGTTCGCCGTGAGATTGACACGATCAAGACTGACATACATCATGCCATCACCTGGACTACTGACATGTTTTTCCAGGCGAAGGATTGGTGTTTGGGTGCTCAAGCTTCAAGGGAGTCGTTCGCCCGAATCGAACACGTCAAACAACAGATGCGCCTAGCCTATTGCAACGATCTGATGGTTGAGAAGGGAAACCGCGCCATTCAGTGCAAGGTCAAGGGTAAAAATGAACCCGTCAAGAACGGCAAACGCATGCGTGTTATTGCTTCTTTTGGAGAGGGGTGTATGATCGCGCCCCACCTTGCAGCGGTCACCAAACACACTGGCGGGTATTACAGGAAAACCGTGGGTTCCTGGGATTTGGTTTTCAACCTTATCACGTATCCGTCCAATTCCACCGTGGCCCAGGTTTTCGATGACCTTCGCCTAATTGGCAACGCTAAGACAATATACGTTGCTGCTGCCGGTGATGACCTGATTGGCGCTTTCATCTATTCAAGTGGATGGAAACAGATTGAGATGGATATCTCGTCATGTGACACCAATCAGCGTATAGGTACCTGGTGCATCGGTGCGACTGTTACGGCAGATTGGCCCGAGTTGGTGGGTGAGGTCTTGGATTTATCAATGATCCCTTTGACAATTAAGAACCCATCCGACAAGTCCGCATCATTTACCGTCACGCCACTCACTCCCATTATGTCGAGTGGCCATTCTTGGACTTCGTTCAACAACGGCAATATAGCCGGTTGTATAGCACACGCCTTACTCGTATTGCTTGACAAGTTCGAGGATCGGAAGCCCCTCAACGACATTGTCGCCATGGCCGCCCTTTTGTGCGGCCACCGGCTCAGTATCGTTGCCCTTGAGGCTCCCGAACAACAAACCTTTCTCAAAAACCATCCTGTTATGTGCATTCACAGTGATGGCAGGAGAGAGCCCAAGCACATGCTGTGTTTAGGTACGTACCTGCGTAGTTTTGGCGTTGCTGACAATACTCTGTGTGCCGAGAGCATCGGCGTCAGTAATGCTGAGTGGCTTGTTATGCCACCACAGGAGATCGCAGACCGTTATGAACGAGTAGTGTTCGCCGGTCTCGTTCATCAACCACACAATCCCATCTTAGACGCCTTGCGCTTAAGATTTCAAAGTTTCCCGGAGAGTTCCGGAGTGCCAACACGCGCCTATGAAGCGCTGCGGCTTAAACATGTCAAATACGAACACGAGGATTTGAGTGAATGGACTGTTGACCCTAATGCCTTCAAAGCATGCTACGGGTTTGACGACCATGAAGTCAATCATTTGTGTAATGCCATCATCAACATTAAAATTGGTGACCGCATCAGCAGTTCTGCTGTCGAAAAGATACTGGGATTAGATTATAGCATTAGTTTTGATGAGGAGGCGTTCATTCGCTTGTAACTCCTCCCTCCTTCTATTCTTCTTTTGTTGATTTTCAGTGTGTCGTTCTCAATCCATATTCTGTTGAGACCGAATTTATATAATTTGTTCAGC